CCATCACCGCTGACAAGCTCGCAGCCAATTCGGTCACGACCGAAAAGCTGGTCGCCGACGCGGTGACCGCCGCGAAACTCGCCGCTGACAGCGTGCAGGCGCGCAACATCGTCTCGCTCGCCATCACCGCTGACAAGCTCGCAGCCAATTCGGTCACGACAGCGAAGCTCAAGGTCACGGAGGATATGACCGTGGCCTTGTTGAATGTCCATAAGATTCAGGCGGGCGACATCGTGTCCGGTGCAATCACGACGGACAAGCTCGCCGCGAACTCGGTTAACGCGGACAAGCTCGCGGCGAACTCGGTGAACGCTTCGAAGATAGTGTCCGGCGCGATCACCGCCGACAAGCTCGCCGCGAACAGCGTGACCGCGGTGAAAATCGCGGCGGGCAGCATCACGACGGACAAGGTGGCGGCAGGCCAGTTCAAGGGCTATGTCTTCACCGGCGCGATATTCCAGTCCAGCGAGGCTGCGAACACTGGCATGAAGCTCAATAGCACGGCTTTGCGGATGTGGGATTCGAGCCATAACCAGACCGTCTATTTGGACGGTGAGGGCAAGAGCAACCTGCTGACCGGCACGTTCCAGACCCGTACGAGCGGGCACAGGGTGCGTATCAGCCCGGATTATCGGAGCCACGTCATCGGCGGCACTGAGACTTTCGTGGGTGATGGCTTGGAATTCCCCGCTTACAACGGTTCGACGGCGTTTTACTCTTATCCGGCCATTGCTTCTGCCATCCAGTCGAATCAGGTCGGCACGATGAGCGAACTGGACTTGTGGAGCGGACACGTGAGCGAGAACGATCCCGCCGCGTTCATGTCTCTCAGATCGAAGCCGCGCAAGGAAGGCGGTACCGGCAGCGGCGGCGTCACATCCAGAGTGCATGCCGTGGCGAACACGGATTACGACGAGCCGGACGAGAGCAGGAAAAGCAGCGCTTACCTCACTCTGTCCGGCGATAGCGCGAACGGTTCGAAGTGCTGGCTCGGAGCGCAAGACGCGAACGGCGAGGTCGGAGTCGGCGCGAACATCGGCACCGGATACCTGTATCTTGGCGGCTATCTTGGCGGCATCACGAACCGTTTTACGTTCCATGCCCAGGCTGCGTGGAAGGCGTGGTACCCGAATCCCGGCCAGAGCATCGCGACCGGCGCGGCAATGCAGGTCAACTGCACGTTCAGCCCGACGAAATACGGCCACTATTACGTCGTCGCGAACGCGGATTCACAATGGGCGGGCATCATCGCGCACCCGATGAACACGGGCGGTCAGAGCGGCTTCACATTGAAGCTGTATAACGCCGACCAGCCTTGCCCGGTGGATGTTTACGCGGAATTCCTGGCTTATTTGGTCAAATGATTGGAGGAAATCTTGTCAGCGACTTTCGAAACGGATGAGAACAGTGGGCTTTGCATTATCCGCTGCAATCCGCCCATAAACGGAGCGGACAGTTTCGTGTTCACGCCCGACGTGCTCGTCTCGTGGAAGGCGCTGCTCGGATTGGCTTCGACCCGTGAGGCGGTAGCGGCGATCATGCAGGGCAGGGAGGACACGAGCCGATACGATTCGAAGACCGGCAGGGGCGTGTGGACTGGAGCGTTCGAGGCGTTGGAGGCGGCTTTGTCGGATTCCGCCACCGGGGTGAGCATGCTTGCGGACGATGGGGAAGTGTTGAATGACCCGCTGACCGCCGCGCGCAATAAGGCGCGTGAGGGCATGAATCTGCCGGTCATGTCTAATGAGACCGACGCGAATCTCATTGCCACACTGTCCGTTGATGACTCCGATGAGGAGCCGTCGAGTGGCATTGACACAAGCATGACCAAAAACATTGAGGGTCTTGACGATTTCCTCAATGACGAGTCCAGTCAATCAAATCTGGACGAATGCGAGGAGCGATTCTTCGAGTCCCTCATGCCAAGGCAAAACCAACAGAATTAAGGAGATTGATTATGGCCGATGAGACCACTGAGACCACTACCGATGCCACTACTGCCGTGACGCCCTCTGAGCCGTCTGGCGTGCTTGATTTGCGTCCGCCGAAGGAGTCGGTGCGAGCGGAATTGTGCCGATTGGGATTGGAGTTTTCCAGCGCTGACGGCACTACCGAATCGTGGCGCGACTACCAGCGTGGCGTGCTTGCCACGTTCGACGATTCCGGCGCGTCCGTCACTTTGACGGACGTGAAGACGAATCTCGGCCGCACCCTCACCTTGGACGAATTGAAGGCGGTTACTCGTATCGACACGATGACCGCCGCAGACTAATCCAGCATTCCAATTTTTTCAACCCCTGCAATCCACACGGATTGCGGGGGTTTCGTATTTAAGGAGACATTTTGACTCAGCAGATTCCAGCCGACGCGAACGACGTCATCGACCAGCTTTCCGCGCAAATCGGCACTCTCACCAAGCAAATCGCGATCCTGACCAGTCAGCTCAACGCGGCCATGAAATTGATCCCCGCCGACGTGCTCGAAAGCGTGAAGGGAGACGAGAATGCAGAGGATTAACCTGTGGCCGAACCCAAAGTTCGACCCCACCGGCTTCCATGTCGTCAAAAAGGGCGGCGACATATCGAAGTACATGACCGGTGGCACGCTGGCCAACACCAGAGGCGAATACATCGACCTGCCTTTCGCGTGCGAGGTCGGCGTGGAATACGTGTGCACGTGCAGGATCGTCAGCAACGATACGACGAATAAAGGAATCGGCATCTTTTCCAGCAGCACGGTCAAATACCCAAGTGCCCAGACGGTCGGGAAATATACGATCCGCTTCACCTCGATCGCCAATGACACGCGCCTGGCCATCCCCTCCGGTATGGCCATCAGCGAATTGAGCGTGGAAGCCGCCGACACGTATGACGCGGCGTCGGGGGGGGGGCTTCCGGGCTTCTTCTCGGGGGACACGATGCCACGCGATTAAGGCGATTCGTCGGGCGGGTGATGTCCGATGATGGTCACGAACCTATGCACGAGCCCATCCTCGACCATCACCCTGAAAGCCGACACGTGGGTGAGTATCACGACCATTCCGAAAAAGCTAGGGACGAAATATTGGGTCAGCGCCTATGTGGACGTCACCGGCGGCACTATCTCGATGAGCGCGTATGGCGCCATCAGTGCAAGCCAACGTGTCGGCTACGCGCTAACCGCCAACGATACCAGTGCGATGTCAATGATTTATTCCGTCAAGTCCGGCAATCCGACCGTCACAGTGACGAATATGCTCATCTGCACGTGGGCCGAGTATCAGGCGAACAAGACCCTGCTCGACGGCATCGGATATTTCACCGGGGATACGATGCCGCGCGCCTAACCCCTTTGGGGGTGGTGGCATGACTCCCATCGTTAATCACTGCGTCATGCCGAAAGACGGTGTGAGCGTCAAGACGACGAACACGACACCATCGGACATCACCTTCACGGGGTTGACGGCGGGCGTGAAATACCATGTGAGCGTCGTCTGTTACATGCTGTCCACGAGTGGCGACAATCCGCGCTTGCGTCTCACCACCAATGGCAGCGATAGTGGGCTGGTCACTTCGAATGGTCGCGTGGATTACGTCTTCACCGCCGCCAGCACCACTCACGGCATTCTCGTCGGTCTGAACAATTGCACGGTCAATCTGAGCAAGGGCTTGTGCGTGCCTCAAGACCAGTGGCAGCAGCTCGTCTCGTTGGGATTGCCGGGCAATTATTTCGATGGCGACACCATGCCAAAAGATTAAACGATTTCAAGGAGATGTGATGTGTTTCAAACGTTTTTAGCGGGGTTTGGTGGTGTCGGCGGCGCGTGCGCGGTAATCACACTGTGCTTGAAAATCTGGCCGGGCGCGTTGGACGCGTTGGCGACCGGATTGTACGCGCACGTGCAACCGGAACGCCTGCCCTACGACAGTCCGCTTTCCCAGCATTTCGCAAAAACACGGACCTTGGGAGAGCGGACATCGAAAATCGACGACCGCATGGACGAGTTGTGCCGTGACACGATAAAAAACACGATCATCAGCCTGATTTACGGCGACAAGGACACCGACCACAGCGAGGCCGTCAGCTACGAGCTGTCAAAGCTTGAGAAATTGGACGCGCAATGCTGGATCGTCGCTGCCGCCGAAAAATATTTGGAGGACCGGCAATGACGCATCTCATGATCGCAGTCGGCCTATACCTGCTGCTGATCGCGGTGATCCTCGTGTTCAATCATGGCGCGCACAAGATTCAGGCTGGTGGCATCGTGGCTGGCGCTGTCACGACAGACAAGGTGGTGGCCGACGCTGTGACCGCCGACAAATTGGCCGCGAACAGCGTGCAGACGCGGAACATCACCGCTCTTGCAGTCACGACCGACAAGCTTGCGGCCAGCAGCGTGACGACCGCGAAGCTCAACGTCACGGAGGACATGACGGTCGCGCTGCTCAACGCGCACAGACATTGATTTTTCACACTTCAAAGCCATCCCACTTCGGGATGGCTTTTCTATTTGCCCCTGACTTGGGGGCGGGAAGGAGAGGATGTGGGCATCCTCGACAACAAAGGCAAGCCGAAGCACAAGCGTCTGCGTCGGCATATCGGCAAGCCGTTGACCGCGTTGGCTGCGGTGCTGTGCGTAGCTGTCGCGCCGGTCGCCAGCGCGAACATGAACGTCATCGACGTTTCCGGCTGGCAGTCCGCCGACGTGACGCGCGTGGTGGACGCCGACGCGGCCATCGTGAAGATCACCGAGGGTGGCGGCTACGTGAATCCGTCTTGGCGCAGCCAGACCGATTGGGCGCGGCAGACCGGCAAGGCTTGCGGCGGCTACCATTACGCGGACGGCGGCAACGTCACCGCCGAGGTCAACCATTATCTCAACCAGTTCAACGGCTATGTGGGCCAGTGCGTGCTCGCGTTGGACTGGGAGTCCAACGGCAACGCCGCTTGGGGCAACGGCGACTGGGTACGCCAGTGGGTCAACCAAGTGTATTCGCGTACCAAGGTTTGGCCCATCGTGTACGTGCAGGATTCCGCCGTATATCAGATTCCGTCCGACGTGCGCGCCCATTGCATGCTGTGGAAGGCTCAGTACGCTTCCATGAACGCGACCGGCTGGCAGTCCACTCCGTGGAATGCCGGCAGCAAGGGCGAGGGCATGGTGCAGTATGCGTCCACCGGCTATCTGAACGGTGTCGGCCCGTTGGATTTGAACCTGTTCTTCGGTGAGCGTGACGCTTGGCAGAAGATCGCGAACGGCGATAGGGGTAAGACCCATGCCGAGGTGAGACATGACCCGGTCAGGCCGCAGGTCACCGTCACGCCGGACTACAATGACATGGCCACGAAGGTCATTCGCGGCGTGTACGGCAACGGCAATGAGCGTCGTCAGGCTCTTGGCGGTGCCTATGACACGGTGATGGCGATAGTTAACCAGCGTCTCGGCGGCTCTGGCGGCGCGCCTGCCGCCGCGAATTGCGGCAGCGTGTGCGTGACCGTTCGTTCCGGCGATACGCTCAGCAGCATCGCGGCCAGTAATGGCGGTTCGTGGAACCAGTACACGGGATACCGTTCGGGTAATCCGAACGTCATCTACGCTGGCGAGACCGTCTGCCGTCGCACCGGGGCTACCGGCACGGCCATGGTCGCCACCGGTGGACGGTACGTGGTTCGTTCCGGCGACACCCTCGGCGGCATCGCCGCATATTACAGGGTCAACATGTACAGCATCCACGGGTACCGTTCCGGCAATCCGGCGTTGATCTATCCGGGCGAAACCCTCTATTGGTGATTGGAGTAACTATGGTCGATGAAGTCAAGGAGACTCAGAATGACGGCGAAAAGCCGCAGGAAGAAACTGGCGAGGAAAACAACTACATCCTGCCGGACGAAGCGTACAAGGTGCTGAAGTGGTTGGCGTTGATCGCGTTGCCCGCTTTGGCCGTGTTCGTGCATGTGGTCGGCCCCGCATGGAACCTTCCATGCGTTGACCAGATCGTGACCACGTTGAACGCTCTGGCCGTGCTGGTTGGCGCTTTGATCGGTGCCAGCGAGTTGAAGGCCAAGTATTCCGAGTAGAAACCTTTCATTGCTCTAACATCATGTTGGAGAAGCGTAAGAATACTATGCCCAACTAGTACGCGTACTGTACAAGTTGCCCCTCTCTCAGCTATTACGCTGGGGGAGGGGCTTTTTGTGTTTCGCACGGTAGAATCATCATCATGACCAAGAAAGAGCATGATGATTTTTGGACGAAGTGGAAGCGCGAACTCACGAAGGATGTGAAGGCCGACAGGATACACGGCGGCACGGCTGATTTCAGCCGAATGCATGGCGCAACATTGGACACTCAAAAACTGTATGACATGCTACCGCGAGTCTGAATATTGCCCCTCTCTCAGCATCACGCTGGGGGAGGGGCTTTTCTTGTTATTGGATTAGCGTATCGAGGTTGTTAAGCGTAATGTACTTAACCAGTAATTCACCCCATTTGTCGGCTAGCTCTTTCGTGTATACGGATGTCCGATAGATTATTTTGCCGTTTTTGGTGAGCGACATGTCACAAGTGGCATGGTTTTTCACCACTGCGAAGTTGCTGTTGTCGGACCTGTCAATCCACGAAAGTTTGCCTTCCCGAGCTAAACGCCACGCATATTTTTTCAGCTGGGCCACGATGTATTCGCAGAACTGGTCTGCGGTTATTTCAGCCTTCATCGTCACCTAGCCTATACGAGTCGAGTTGCAATGGCTTGTTCATCGTTTCCATTGCGGCCAACCGTTCTTTCAATCCGGCATGACGGTAGTGTTCCACCATGAGTCTGCTTGAATGGCCCACGATTTCCTCGACCAAGCCCACATCCACACCCATCGACATGAGGATGGTCACGACAGTATGGCGCGTTTCGTGACGGCTCCTATGTTCGGCGTTGGGCACTCCGGCAGCTTCCAACAGTTTGCGGAACTGTTCGATATCCTCTTCCGGTTCGATGGGTGAGCCGTCATCATGACGGAACAGGAGTCCATGCGGGTTCGGTATTTCAGCGGTATCCACCAAGTATGCTTCGAGTGTCTGTGCCAATGCGGGAATGATTGGCACTTTCCTTCCGCGCTTCGATTTCGGCGGGGTGAGACACCAGCGGCCTTGCAACTCGATCATGTCGAAGCCGTCTGGAATACGCCAACGCCATTGCGGACATGCGGCACCACGCTTGTATCCGCACGGGTACACGCCTTTACGGTCTGGTTCGCCGCAACCGTGCTCCTTCTTCAACTCCTCCAGTTTCCAGTTGACGGTGTATTCGCCATAGGGGATGCCGTTTGCCGTGGTGGTCAGTTCGAGGTCTTGGAGTGAAGCCCCCAAGATTTCGCCGGGGCGCATACCGGTGCATAGTCTGAACCATTCCCTCGCGCCGTTCCGTATGCCTAGTTCGTTGGCGGCTTGGAGGATGCGTTTGGCTTCATCGTCGGTGAATGCGGTACGCTCGTGGGCTTCGTTCTTGCGTTCGTCGGCAAGACTGATGTCCTTGTCCTTCGGAGTTGGAACGCCACCCATCGGATTCGTGGGAAGAATCCTATCCGCTACGGCGGCATTGCAAATCTGGTTCAACGTGGTGTGCGTCTGGCGGCGGAGACTGAGACTGGCCTTCACGTGCATTTTCTTACCATCGATGGTCTTCACGACGGTAAGGCCATTTACGATGCGGTCGCAGACTGCGGCGTTCAGGTTCGACATTTTCTGCGAATGGTATGGGCGTAGATGCTTGCGGACGATGGTTCGATAGTTGGCGAAAGTCTTCGGGTCTGCATCCCTCTGCCGTCGTTCCAACCATTGTTCCGCATATGCGCCCAACGTGACTGACGTGTTGCTGGTGCTGCCGAATTTGGCTCGCTCTTGGAGCAGTTCGGTCAGACGCCGGTTCGCGTCGGCGTACTTCTTGCAGCTGTAGGTCTTCCCGTCGATCTTGAACTCGAAGCTGGGGTAAGCCTTGATTGTGCCATCGGCCAGCTTCTTTTTCCGTTCGACTTTGTACGGGTAGACGATGCCGTTTCTTGCTTTGCGTGCCATGATTACCTCCTTGCCTCTATATTCTCAGACATTCTCAGACTTCCATTTGACCCGCAAGTGATGGTCAAGTGACCCTCAAGTGAGGTTAAACCGTTGGAATGAAGCCGTTTTGCCCAATCGTTCCAAGGGATATTTTATCAGACTTTCTAACTGTTAATCGGACGGTCACTGGTTCAAGCCCAGTCGCAGGAGCCAAGGCGGAAACCCTTACGCGAGTAGGGTTCAGATGCAGTTGCGGGAACGGTTGCGGAAGCGTCCGAAATGGTCATTCTCTCCGATTCTCAGACAAACTCGAAAAACCAGCCCAAAACACACACGAAAAAGGGTTGCGACACGCCGTAACAGCAAATTCGCACGTCAGGTGGGAAGGTTCATGAAACCCTGAGAGAACGCCATCCAAACGTCTCACAGGGCGTAACAGTCGGTATCATGCGGAACCATGCGAATTCGACACGCCCATGCCGTTCTCTCCGAAATAGGGAGAGAACACGATGCATGAGCCGTCCGGGACCACGAAGGCCGCCACACGGCATAGGGAACCATGTGGCGGCCTTCATAGACATAACCGCAATCAGCAATCTCAGGAAAACCCAATCAAGCAGGTACAACCCTAATAATCTTCTTTATTTGGATTGCGTTATCATGTTGACCGAACACGAGGACAATCGGCTACAAGCCCAAGTTCGCCCTCACGTAAGCCTCCACTTCCGCATTCTCTTCGGGAGAGCCGATGGTCAGCAAGTACAAGCCTTTGGTTCTGGTTTGAGGGTTGCCCTCACGTAGGCATTTAACCAGACCCTTATCCATTAGCTTATTCATATTCTTGGAGATTCTATTGACCGCGTTCGTCTCCTTCTTCTCGTCGCGCGGCTCTCCATCGATGACCTTGATGGACTTTAGGTTGTCCGGCAACGTCATACCGAACTCACGCGCCAGTGCGAGATAACCGTATTGGTATGTGCGTGGCATCAGGCGCTTATCCTGAGCGGTTTTGTCCAGCGGCCAGTCAGCTGTTACCAAGGCGAGTCGTTCCAAGATGTAAGCCTGAGCCATGTTAAGGGTTGTCCCATCGCCATACTTGGTATTGAGACCGCCTTCGCGCGTCAGCTGATGTACGAGTTCTGCATTGCGGTATCCCACAATATCCATCTCTTTCCCTCCACGCCTAGGGGTAAGCTGGTACGTGGAGAATCATTGTGTTGGTTTTTCCATTGGCCCTCGGAGCTGGTCTAGAGCTTCGAGGGCTTTTTCTTACTTTTGTACCTTGTTTTAAAGTATACCCAATAGCCACTACTAAACATGAGTCTTAGTCATGTTCTAAAAAGAGTGTTTGGTAATCTTCTAAACAGCTGATAGTCACGTTCAAAGTAGAATAAATACATATATATACATAAGTAACATTATTCTTCATTTTTTTCATAGTGGATTTTGCCATGCTTTTGCCATGCTTTTGCCATACCGGACAAAACGTTGGAGAGAGCACGACGGGAATGGGAGAGAACGGCACGCCGGTTTGAGAGCGGAAGGCTACGAAAGATTTGCGGTGAAAAGCCAGCCGTCTTGGAACGAATCTGTTGATTGACGGCTGGCGTGTAGATATGAACAGCTTGCGAAGCATCGAACCTGCCGGGCGAGTCCGCCCTTGTTGTTTAATGTCTTTGCGCTTGTAATTTGAACCTATGACGTGGACGATTCGACCGTGATGGTCGAAAACCGGTCGAATACATCGAAGCGGCTAGTTGGTTTCGTCGATCATTCCGGCGAAACCGCGAGGTTTGTTTCTCATGCGGTCGATATATGCGAGATGACGTTCAGCTAGACGTTCCACCGTGGCGTTTTCTTCCTGTGTTCCGATCAGCAGTATCCACACGCTGTTGATGTTTTGATATGAGTTCGCTCTACGAACGCATTTGACGATTCCCATCGATTGCAGTTCGCGCAATGCCTTGCCGACTTGTTGGCGACCATGCAAGTACCTGCTTTCGACATATCCATCAAGGTCTCTCTCGCCAGCGAATATCTGTTGCGCGACTGTTTTTGTTGGTTGAGTTACCCCGAAGTCCTCGGTGATGTTGCCGTATCCGCCGAAATAGTAGCGTGGAGGAATCTCGGACGGGTCATCGCTTGCCGCATCCATGTTTTTTGTGACATGCGCGAGGTAGAACAGCAGACTCAGCTTGTAGGAATCCAACGTTCCGATTACTTCTCCCGAGTGGCCGGAAGCTCTGGATTTAGTGTCTTTGACTAGGAGACCCTTGCTTGATACGTTCCTGATTACCGCTTCCATATTGGTGTATCCCATGTCTTCCATGTCTTTCCCTCCACGCCTCGCGGTATGCTTCTGCATGGAGATTTTAGTAGTTTCTCCTTGAGCGTTCCCCTTGGTTTCCAGCTTTGGGGGGACGCTCTTTTTGTTGCCGGTTCCAGTCTACACTATAAATGTCACAAGTATCATTGTCATGAGAGTTGTGAGTATACATAACTAGTTTATTGGACTAAGAAAACGTGTATACTTGCAAATCTCCCTAAATAGTATGTTTAATAAGATTAATAATGAAATTATTAATTAAAAAGCAAAAACGTTAAAAAGAGGGTATGAAAAAACCCGCCTGCGACAAGCAGACGGGCAAACAAAGAACTCACTCAGAATCGCCTGAATCATAATCCCAATAATCCGAATCATCATCGTTATCAGACGAATACGAGCTATCCGAACCATTCCTATCGGACGAGTCTGAAGAATCAAAACTATACGCAGCAGCCGCACCTACGAACAGAAGCGCCGAAACCACAATGCCGACAATCGCCGCGATCAACGCCTTCCACGAACGCGACGAAGTACGATCATCCACGAACTCCCTCATATGCGACTCAGCGGCATCGCCATACTTCTCACGCAATCCATCAACGGACAAACGTTGAGGATCGCCAGCTTCAAAACGCTCAATCTCATACAACCTATCCAACGGGATAAGCCCCGAACGCCTGATGCCATTCCTCACCGAAAACTGAATCACCCAAGCCAACAACGCCAATCCAGCGATACCAGCGGCCATGCAAGCCAATCCGATCAGAAAAACCATGATACCCTCCTTGCTCTCCTGCAATATGTCTCACCAAGGATTATCCCCCCAATCGACGGCTGATGAATCACGGGCGTTTCTCAAACAAGCCATCCTTGAGAATCTGCCGGTAATCCGTAAGAACCTGCATGGTCACGTCCAGCTCCGCCGCCATATGCCAGGTGTCGCCATCCCACATCCGTTCGGCCATGGCGAACTCGGCCGGGCTTATCAACGTCAACGCCGTCTCGCGTCGCGCCCTACGCTCGCACTTCGCGCCGAACCGCGTGCCGCAGCCAAGATCACGGTACTTCGCGTGCACAAGCTCATGGCATAGGGTGCAGAGCCTCTGCCGGTCGTTCAGCCAGTCGGCAAGCCATATCGTCCGCAGCCGGTCGCAGTACAGGCCGCAGGTAGTGCCGGGAATATCGGATTCCAAAACCTTCAAACCCATGGCTTCGGCCTGACGTTCCAAAACGTCGATGGTGATTCGTGACATTGTTCCCTTCGTATTATTAGGCGGCGGCATCATGAGTGAATGCCGCCGCCATATTCATTGCTGTCGTCAGTCTTCAGGTGTTTCGGCTTCGAGTCTCGCGTTCGGATCGTCGTTCGCGGCCATGTCGAACTCTTCACGGTAGATGATCGGACTGTTCACCCAGTCGGCGTCCGCGTTTTCCTTGAGGCGGCGTGCGAGTTCCTGGAGCAGCTCGTCATTCGAAGCGTCATGCAGTCTTGCGACGGTCTTTCCGTTAGCCATCTCGTCGGCTCTTATATATCCGAACTCAACTAGAGCTTCTACAGGATTTTCGTCATATGCTCTAGCGATGATGATTACCGACTCGGCGCTGAACTCGCATCCTTTGTTGTATTGACGCCAGAGGGTTGAGACGCTGAGTCCGGTCTTGTTGCTGATTTCATTGATCGCCGCATCATGCGTTAGCTGTGCGAAATATGTTTTCTTATCCATGTATTTCATTATGAAATAAAAAGTCTTTCATGTCAACACGCCGAAAAGGTGTTTCGACTTGAAAAATCTCTTTTCACTGTGGTATATTACTTTTCAGGTTGAAAAACAAAATGCTTCACGATGAAAGGAACAGTGCTGATGGCTGAATACAAAATGCAGTTCCGAGACGGCTTCCTAGACCGAACCAAACAAATGAGCGGCCTCAAAACGGACGAAGCCTTCGCCGGAGCAATAGGAGTCAGCGAAAGCGTCCTAGCCAGAGCCAAAAAAACCAACGAATGCACACCACTCATGCTCATAGGACTCTACAAAGCATTCGGCTTCCAACCCGGCGAAATCGCACAAATCAAACAAACCGCCTAACCACACCACACAACACCAAGGAACCACAATGAACAATGAAATCCAACGATTCGAGTTCAAGGGCGAATCATTACGCGCCCTGACCAACATGGCGGGGGAGCCTTGGTTCGTCGCCAAGGACGCATGTAACATCCTCGGCATTGACACAAATCATCTCCGCGAAGCTCTTGATGATGACGAAATCACAAACCTCCGTAATTCGGAGGTTTGGAATCAGCCGGGGCGTGCGCCTCTCATCATCTCTGAGCCTGGCTTGTACAAGCTCATCATGCGCTCGCGTAAGCCGGAAGCGAAGGAGTTCCAGCGTTGGGTGACGCATGAGGTGCTGCCGTCCATTCGCAAGCATGGCGCATACATGACCCAGCAGACGTTGGACAAAGCGCTCACCAGCCCGGACTTCCTGATCCAGCTCGCCACCAAGCTGAAGGAGGAGCAGGAGAAGGTCAAGGAACTGGAACCGAAAGCCAAGGCGTTGGATGACTTCACCAACGTTCCCGATGCTCTGCTTGTCCGTGACGCGGCGAAACTCCTAAGCAACGATTCCAACATTCAGATCGGTGAGCATGAGTTGCGCCAATGGCTCGTGGATAACGGTTGGATTTACCGGCAGTCCAACCAGTCATGGTGCGCGGCGTCAAGTCGCGTGAGGCAAGGCCATATGGTCATGGTGTCCTCCCGTTCCCACGGAATCCACAAGGATGGCACGCCATTCGCCTATCCGCCAACCCCGAAGCTGACACGCAAGGGATTGGCGCCTATCCACCAGCGGTTGTCCGAACAAAGTTTCGAGCGAGTGCTTGACGCGGAGGTGGCGGCATGACGTTGTTGAATCCTCCGGCGCCGCCGCATGAGTTCGTTCTTGACGAGGGTGGGCACTGCGTCTTCCGTATCAACGATCGGAAAGGCGGGTCAATCGTCGAAAAAGATGGACTCAAGACGAGCACGTTGTATGAGGTTCCCGAATCGAAACTAGGCGCGTTCATCCAATGGGCCGCTGACGTTCACGGCCAATCAAGATAGGAGCAGGTTTTGACAGACAGGAAGGTTGTTGTCGAAGAGGAGATTTTCGACAGGCAGGAAGCTGCCAGGTATCTCAAGCTTGGAGCGGACAAGTTCGACAAACTGTACAGGGTGTGCGCCGACTATCAGGGCGGCAAGACCGTCACGTACAAGAAGTCGAAGCTTCTCGACCGTTACGACCAGGTGTGCGAGAGTTCACGGGAGGTTTCGGAATGACCGGCGCTCAGCCTGATGTCGCGTGGAGCGTCCAGACGGGCATCGACTTGGATGCCATGCTCGCCGCCAACGCGGGTTGGATTGAACGGGTCAGACATAAGACCAAACGTGACTATCAGCGGGATAAGCCGGTATTGCAGCGAGTGTACGAGTCGCTTCGCATGAAGTATGAGACCGGTTTCAGTACCAGTTCGTACAAGATCGCGGAAGACCTGCAATTGGCTCAGAGCGTTGTCTACAGAAGTTTGCGCAAGCTTGTTTCCTGTGGGCTTGCGGAAACGTTTCTGACGCATGGGAGGAATTGTTTCAGGCCGACAGGCTTGGAACCGACGAAAGGATTTGATTGGAATGACTGATGATGATTTCCGCAGGGATAAGGACGCGAAGGCGTGGAAGCCTTCAACCATGTCGAAGATGATCGCGTTGTCCATCGCCTGCGTGACCGGCACGCTCCTGTTCTCGTGGGCCACCGCTCCACACGTGTGGTGGAGCGTGGTCTGCATGATTCTGATGATTGTCTCGTCAATGTATTTGGCGTTGGCTTCGGAATCTGATTAAAGACTTCCGGCTGATGGCAGACGGTATGAAAAACAATGGGGATTACCCCACGAAATGGGTCAGGGGATGTTCATCTTGTTGACCATCCGCGAGCCGTCAGCCGGGACAACATAACTGAATATCGATATTATCCACGCGCCTACGAACTCAATACCGCGCAGCAAATCACGTAGGCGCATTGGCCGCACATGGTTGTGGGATTCATGCCGGACTCCTTAAGTTTGACAACTCATGAATCACCTTATCCATCTCGCATTCAGGTTTTGACATTTCCTGTTGCCGTGATGTTGGCCGTGAACCCGTTCAGGTCGGGTTCCAACGGTTTTGCATCATTCATTGGCGTGAATCCTAACAGGTTCGACTCCTGTTGCGGCCACTGTCCCCACCGGTTAGTGCGATTGCCGGACTGGGGATTTGACGTGGATTGGATGACTCGGGGTCTCTGGTTCTTCTTCCCCTACGGGTCGCGGGTTCGACTCCCGCCCACGTCCGAAGCCGTCGAGAGACGGCCCATCATAATTGAAAACCCGGTTGACGGGGGAGCCTAAAAAATCATATTCCAAAGTCGATTTCTCTAGGCGCTTACATACACACTCTCTCCCGTCAACCACTGCTGGTGCAAGGAACGTGGCCGCTGCTATCTCAGCCGTTCGATCCATCGGCGGTCAGATGGTTCGACTCCATCCACCAGCACGCAATCACAGAAAGGAAAACTCTCATGGACACCATCAACGTGAATGGCGAAACCTACACGAAAGTACCGGACGAGATCAGCTTGTTCGGACGAACCTACCTGCTGGCGGACGACACCATCCCGGAACCATTGGACGTGTCGGACTGGCATCCAATCGAACCGGATTACCGTATCACGCTCAGGGAATACATGACCCAACAGCATCCAGAAGACGCCAAGCGTAGCCTCACCGGACTGGGCCAAGTCGTGAAGAAAGTGATTCTGGATGCCGGTAAGGGAGACCTGTTGGAAAAGAACAGTAAGGGTGCCGTCATTTACGCCCGCTCGTTGTTCCCGCTTGTCGAACAGGGCTACAGGAAGTGGCGTTACCGGAAGAATGCCCACATTCTGGAACGGAGTGTGGCGGAAGCATGACGGAAGTGAAATTTCCCAGCATGGTTGACATGCCGGACAAGGAGTATTTCGCACATCCGGCAATCGACCAGAGCGCGTTGAAGAACCTCATGAAGTCACCACGAGACTTCGCCTACTTCCAAACCCATGAGAGGGAAACCACGGATTCTCTCATATTCGGCAAATGCGCCCATAGTCTTGTGCTTGGAAGTGGCCCACTGGTCACACTCAAACCGGACATGCGCACCAAGACAGGCAAGGCCGCATACCAGCAGATGCTGGAAGAGCACACCGCCGACGATATTGAGTTTGTTTCCAAGAAGGACAAGCAGCGTCTCGATGACATGTTGGAGAACGCGCCGGACATGAAAACCATGTATGGCGGCAAGCCTGAAATCGCCATGTTCGCCGCTGATCCGTCTACTGGGTTCCAGTTGAAAGGCAAGGCCGATTGGCTGCCCGAAGGCCCCGACGAGGACGGCACGTATTGGATAGTGGACTACAAGACCACCAGCATGAGCACGGAGAAACTGTTCAATCGTAAGGCCGTGGCAAGGGATGTGAAGAACTTCGGATACCACATTCAAGCCGCGTTCTACATGCGACTGTACAGGCTGATAACCGGCACTGACAGGCCGCTCAGGTTCGTGTTCTGGTTCCAGCAGACCAAGCCACCATACAACACGAAACGATGGTTTTTCGACGAACTGCAACCCGAAATCGCGGAAGTCGCCAACACGGAAATCGACTTGGCTTTGACTGAATTGAATTGGTGGAAGGGGCATGGCTGGTTAGACGGGATGCTTGGCAGCAATTACGCGCCCGAACCTGAACAAATCCAATTCGATGATTGGCAGCTGTTGGACGAGGAAGAAAGGATTAACCAATGGCAGAACTGACACGTGGCAACTCCGTTATCAAAAAGAACCGTCAAGGCTACGGATACCAGTACACGGATCTGGCTACGACGTACAACTACATCAACAACGAGTTGAAGATGGAATCCCATCCCGTGTTGGACATGTGGCCTGAGCCGAAGGAAACCAAGCTGGGACTCATGTTCGGGTTCGTCAAGACCAAGTATCGGAAGATAGGCGAGAAGGAGTGGAGTGAGCCGGAAGCTCCGTTCCCGATCATCGTGGGCGTTGCGACGGAACGAATCGGCAAGGACGGCAAGCTCAAGCAGCCCGAAGAGATTATGCAACGGCTAGGCAAGGCCACCACGTATGCGATCAAGTATTCGGTTCGCGCCGCGTTCGGTTTGGCTGACACTGATGATGATGGTCAGACGAGTGGAATCGGCTTGGATGTTCCGATGATGTCGGATGCGACGAAGAAGCGTGTGGACGAGATTCTGGATATTTCCGGCATCAGCGACAAGGATTCAGCCGACGAACTCATTCGCAACGCTTTGGGTAATCGGAGGATGTCGCTTGACAGGCTTACCGAGACTCAGGCGAAACGGTTCATAAACGTGTACGAGATGCATCAGAAGCAGACGGCGCAAGCCAATGCACAGGCGAGGAACATGGCGAACAGGGGAGATGTGAAATGAGGCTCAATTACAACTACCAATCAGGTACTTTCATCATCGAAGCCGAAGACAAGGAAGAGGCTATCCAGCTTAAGAATGCAGCAATGGATATCGCCAACATGATTGTCAACTACTTCGATGCCGAAGTTCAGGAAGCGAAGGTGGAGAAGCACTGATGGCTGACTTGCAGCAGAAGATTCAAGACTATTTCGACTGGCTGAACCGAGAATACGACATTTACGACAATCCGACCGGTATCGGCTGTCCATCTTATCGGATCGGACAGCGTGATGCGTTCGATTTGGCGCAGTCGGAGTTCAAACGTCGATTCAATGTAAAGGAGACTAAATAATGGCTGGAGAAACCGTTATCACGATCATTGGCAATCTGACCGACGAGCCGGAATTGCGCACGACGTCCGCTGGCGCGCAGGTCGCATCGTTCACGATCGCCAGCACCCCGCGCACCTGGAACCGCAGCACGAACCAGTTCGAAGACGGTCAGGCCTTATTCATGCGCTGCTCCGCGTGGCGTGACCTCGCCACTCATTGCGCGCAGAGCCTCGCAAAGGGCATGCGTGTGATCGCGCAGGGTCGTTTGCAGCAGCGTTCCTATCAGGCGCAGGACGGTTCCAACCGCACGGTCATCGAATTGCAGGTGGATGAAATCGGCCCGTCCCTGCGTTATGCGACGGCTCAGGTGCATCGCGTGCAGCACGGCAATGGCGGCGGCTATCAGGGCGGCGGCAGCGGTTTCGCGGGCGGACAGCAGCAGGGCGGTTTCGCGGGGAACCAGCAGCCGCAGTATGGCGTGAACCCATCGAACACCGGCCAGCAGCCCGCACAGTCTCAACAGTTGGGTGGAGAACCTTGGGCGTCGAACAATAATCAGCCTTCCGACTTCGGCAGTTTCGGCGGCAACACGAACGAGTTCTAATCCAGACTAAAAGGAACCAACATGGCAAACATCATTCCATACAGGGAGTTTCTGAAAAGAAAGGAGCTGCGCGAGCAGGAGACTGGCATCACCGTTAGCCCGCAGCAGCTCCACCCATCCCTGTTCGACTGGCAGAAACGTATCGTCACATGGGCTTGCAAAGTAGGACGTGCAGCCGTATGGGCCGATACGGGTCTCGGTAAGACCAGAATGCAACTCGAATGGTTGCGTCAGGTCTGCGCCGGACATGGGACGGGGCTTATTCTAGCGCCGTTGGCCGTATGCCGGCAAACCATCCGCGAAGGCGCCGCAATCGGCATGGAAGTGCGTTATGTGCATGACCAGTCGGAAGTCTCTGACGGATTCAACATCACGAACTATGAGCGTGTGCCAAAACTCGACGTGTCCAAATTCAATGCGGTCGTATTGGACGAGGCTTCGATTCTGAAACAGTCGGACGGCAAGACCCGCAAAATGCTGATCGACACGTTCAGGGATACGAAATACCGTCTCGCCTGTACCGCCACACCGGCACCGAACGACCCGGAGGAACTATGCAATCAGGCCGAGTTCCTTGGATACGCCACCCGTGTGAAGATGCTTGCCACGTATTTCGTGCATGACGGGAATATTTGGCGTTTGAAAGGTCACGCGGTTAAGCCGATGATGCGGTGGATGTCGCAATGGGCCATCGCATTGCGCAAGCCGTCCGATATTGGCGGCGATGATGCGGGATATGAGTTGCCCGGATTGAATCAGACCGTTGATGTTGTCGCCTATCACGGCAGCATCCCGGAAGGCCAATTGTTCGCAGCTGACCTTGGTGGCGTCGGCGGGCGTGCGAGAGTCCGTAAGGAAACGCTTGTTGACCGTGTGAACCGTTGCGTCGATCTTGTCAACAGCGAGCCGGACGAACAGTGGATTATCTGGGCTGGATTGAACGACGAGGCGGACATGCTGAACAGGCTTATCCCCGGCAGTGTGAATGTGAAAGGCTCCATGTCGCCGGAAGACAAGGCCAAGGCGTTCCTTGACTTCGCTGATGGGAACATTCCGGTGCTGATTACGAAGGGTTCCATGGCATCGTTCGGTTTGAACTGGCAGAACTGCGCTCGCATGGCGTTCTGTGGTTTGAACGATTCGTGGGAATCCTACTACCAGTCGATACGCCGCTGCTATCGGTTCGGACAGAAGCGCGTGGTTGACGTGCATGTGGTGGTGTCCGATTTGGAACGCGAGATAGCGGAGAACATCACCCGCAAGGAACAGCAGGCCACTCATTTGAGTGACGAACTGGTAAAGACGATGAATGAATCAAACTCTTTCAGAAAGGCCGCATGATGGTCGATGAAATGTATATGACCGATGAAGCCAAAGGCAAGGATTGGACGCTATGGCTTGGCGACTCGTGCGAACGCATGGCGGAAATGGCTGACAACAGTGTTGATCTGAGTGTGAGCAGCCCGCCGTTCGCAAGCCTGTACGTGTACTCCGATTCAACCCGCGACTTGGGCAACAATAGTTCCCGTGAAGAGTTCATCGAGAATTACGGGTACATCATCCGCGAACTGTTGAGGGTCACGAAACCGGGCCGTATCGCTTGCGTGCATGTGCAGCAGGTGGTGACCACGAAGACCGCTGACGGCGTGGTTGGATTGACCGACTTCCGTGGTGATGTAATCCGCGCTTACGTGGAGAACGGTTGGATTTTCCACGGCGAAGTCACCGTGAACAAGAATCCACAGGCTCAGGCGATTCGCACGAAGGCTCAGGCTCTCATGTTCGTGACGAAGAACAAGGATTCCAGTATGAGCCGTCCCGCGTTGGCTGACTATCTGCTGATGTTCCGCAAGCCCGGTGACAATCAGGTGCCGATCAAGAACGATGTTTCCAACGAGGAATGGATTGATTGGGCGCAGCCGGTCTGGTGGAACATTCGAGAGACCAACACGCTGAATGAGCGTCTTGGCCGTGAGGATACCGATGAACGCCACATCTGCCCGCTGCAATTGGATTTCATCGAACGGTGCATCCGCTTGTGGAGCAATAAGGGCGAGCTTGTGTTCGACCCGTTTGGTGGCATCGGCTCGACCGTGTACGAGGCAATCAAACTTGGCCGCAAGGGCATGAGCATTGAATTGAAGCCTTCCTATTGGGATGCGTCGGTGAATCTGATGCGCGAGCTTGAAGAGAAGCTTGGAGAGGCGACACTGTTCTGATGGTTCCGCTCTCTGGGATGACCGAACCCGCATGGTGTGACAAGCATGGGGTCGAATATTACGGCCCCGCTTGTCCTGAATGCGAGTCGGAAGCCGAAGACTATTGGGAGGATATTGGAGACGCGAGCATATGGGATTTATGACCTATGATTTCGACATTCCAGGCGAACCCGTCGCGAAGGGCCGTCCACGATTCTACGGGTATCGGGCTGTGACCCCTCAACATACGAGGGATGCTGAGGAACTGGTGCGGAACCAATTCCACATGTTCTACCCTCATGCCGAACCATTGGACGGGGACGTGATGATGATTCTCATGTTTTATAAGGGGCGTCATGGGAAACCGGATTTGGACAATCTGGAAAAGCTCGTCAAGGACGCGTTGAACGGTTTGGCCTACGTGGATGACCAGCAAGTGAAACTCACGTTGTGCGCCATGCTGGAACCCGACCGTATGGCATGGGGACAACGGGCGAAACGGCTTGTCAAACGTCGGCAGGGAATGCCGTTGACATACGGCGGCAATCCTTATGAGCCGCATACGGAAATCCATATAGAACCCTTGCATGACATTCACGGCGGGTTGGAAAGTCTCGTCAGAAACACGAAGGAGATGATAAGCGATGTCGGAAACCAGCCTGAATACCGGTGAGATGCTGTTCCAACTGCGTGTCTGGGATTACTTGGCTTGGGCGTTGGACGATAAGCGTCTCGACCATGTTGAGAACCTGTACTACAAGGGGCGGCCGATCAGTGTTTCGACGTTCGCCAATCCGAACGTGCCGATGGTGAAATGCTTCGATAAGGCTGAACTGTTGGCTGGTGACATTGATTCTGAATATCCGTTCGTCATACAAGCCGATGGCATGTTCGATGCTGACGTGATGGATGAGCGTGAGTGGATCGCGTCTCAACCCGCGTACACGAGTCTGAGCGTGTGGGACAAGTTCGAGACATTACTACCGGCCAAACCGTCTATGGAATGCGTTGACTCGGGCACTCGAATGTTCATCCGATTCACGTTGGGTGAATTGGCGGGCATGTTGAACAGTGGGTTGCCGCTCGGAGGTGGACGATGATTTTTCCAGCAGTCAACGTCAACGGCATCCATTTGAGCAGCCAACAGCATGAGGCGCTTGTCAGCATATGGCGTACCGGTCGAATGCCGGAACCCCACGCAGGTCAGAAACCGTGGCTGTGGATTCAGGCGCTCAGACGGCGCGGCTTGGTATCCGGCAATGCGCTCAGACTGACCGACAAGGGACGCCATATCGTCCAACTCCTCCAGGACAGGGAAGCAGTCCCATACCAAAGCACTGCCGACAATCCACATTACGGAGCCTACTGGGACGCCTACTACAGCAACCAGTCAACCTACCGGTATCAGCCCGGTTTGGAAATCATTTGCAAAAGGAACTGTGATGAAACTTGACCCGCCACCGGACTTGGTTGAAATCGCTGAAGCCCTGGACGCGATGGCGAAACCACACGTGGGAAGCGGATGGGCGAACCTCAACTTCGACGACCTGCCCTGCACCACACCAAGGCAGGAAGCAATCTGGAAAATCTACGGGAATGGAGAATTGGGCTGATGTGGTTCAAGGTCGATGATGGGTTCTGCATGAATCCGAAGACGGCGATGCTGTCCAATGACGCCACCGCATTATGGCTTCGTTCAGGCACGTGGGCCGCGCAACAGCTGACAAAAGGACGTGTCCCCGCGAACATGATTCCCATGTTCCGTTGCTCCGATGATTCGGTTCAGGAACTCTGCGATGCGGGCTTGTGGGAGTATGACGCCGACAAGGACGAATACGTGTTCCATGATTGGGCTGACTATCAGCCGGACGGTGACGAAGTGGATGCCAAGCGCAGGAAGCGGAGTGAAGCGGGCAAGAAGGGTGCGAGCCGTCGTTGGAAGAAGCCTGAGAATGGCAAAAATGGCAAACCGATGGCAAATGCTATGGCAAACGCATGGCAAACCGATGGCAAATGCCATGGCAAACCGATGGCAAACGCATGGCAAGACGATGGCAAACCGATGGCAAACGCATGCCCCGTACCCGTACCCGTACCCGATAAGAAAGAAGAAGAATATTATTCTTCTTCCAAAGAAATGACACTTGCCATGTTCCAAGGCTCACGAGAACTGGCGGCGGCCAACAGCATGATGCGCGCCACGTATCCGAACTTGGATTTGAAAAACAGCTGGGACGCCTTCGCCACACGCCAATACGACGCCACACGCATGGTGGGCGATTGGATACGCCTATGGCGTGGCTGGTGTGAGAACAGGGCACACATGGGTGGCATTCCACCGTCGAAGCCACACGTCCACACTTGGGCTTGCGAACACACGTTGAAAGCCTTGCACCTCCAATCGCAGGATGACGTGACCGACATGGCGTCAGCCGTCAAAAAAGCCAATGAGCTAAACCAGAAGGAAGAACCCTAGTGAAATACATCAGCCTGTTCAGCGGCATTGAAGCAGCAACTGTCGCATGGCAAACACTCGGATGGGAGCCAGTCGCATACGCCGAAATCGAACCATTCCCCAAAGCAGTACTCAAACACCACTATCCGAACGTTCCAGACTTAGGGGACATGACGAAAGTTAATTGGAAGGAATACCACCATGCAGCAGATGTCGTTGTGGGAGGAAGCCCCTGCCAGGCATTCAGCATCGCCGGACTCAGGAAGGCTCTGGACGATCCTCGCGGCCAGCTCATGCTCGAGTATCTCCGAGCTTGCGCAGAAATTGATCCGGAATGGATCGTATGGGAGAACGTGCCCGGAGTTCTGTCGGCTGAACACGGACGGGCTTTCCAGTCGCTCCTTGAGGCCGTGGCCGAACTCTGGCCTGATGGGGGGGCGGCATGGAGAGTGTTGGACGCTCAGTTCTTCGGTGTGGCCCAGCGGCGCGAGCGTGTGTTCCTTGTCGTCAACACTCGAGACTGGCGGCGTGCCGCGCCGGTACTTTTTGAGCGCGAGAGCCTGTGCTGGGATCATACGTCGAGCCGAGAGAAGAGGCAAAGCCTTACCCAGGGAACTGCGGGAGGCGTTGGAGACGCAGATTCGGACGCTAGGGGATTGATGTTGGACTTCCATCAGCAGGATGGACGGTTCAAGGTCAGCGATCATCCCGACGTGTCGAATACGCTCACCTCGCACATGGGTACCGGTGGCAACAATGTTCCCCTGATTAAGGCGTTCAAATGGAGCCAGGGTGAGAAGATCCGGAGTCTGGCGATTGGCGAAGTGAGTCCCACTTTGAGTACTGACCATAATCCAGCCGTCTACCAAATTGAGAGAGAGAGAGTGATGTGTCGCGCGGACACTCAGGCGAATGCCGCACAAGGATTCGATCTTTCTCCGACATTGATGGCTCACGCCGGAAAGGATGCCCCATTCATCTATCCGACAACTAATAGGAGAGACTAGTGGTTTTCACTTTCAAGATTCGCGGTGGCGGAGCGGGGGGGGGGTAAGGGATTCCTCGGGCAGGACGAGCTTTCTGCCACGCTCAGCACGCACAATGACCAGTTTCTACATACGGAGGATTCGATGAATGGTTTGACGGTTCGCAGGTTGACGCCGTTGGAATGCGAAAGGCTTCAAGGTTTCCCGGACGGATGGACGGATATTCCGTGGAAGGGGAAGAAGCACGCGCCGGATAGTCCACGCTACAAGGCGCTCGGTAATTCGATGGCGGTTCCTGTCATGAGATGGATAGGTGAGGGCATCCAATTGGTTGAAGACAACAAGGGATTGTTCCAGGAGAACCCCAGTGAGCAGTGACAATCCATCCAAGGAGACGTGCCGCATGGTTGATGATCGTGATGGTAGGCGTTGCGTGCGTTGTGGCCGAAGCTTGTATGCGGTTGGCGGTTCCCGGCATCATCGGAAACTCCGTAGCCAATGCACGAGGGTGGAGAAGCATCAAGTGCAGAATCTGATTCTGCTTTGCGGTTCGGGTACGACGGGCTGTCATGGTTTCGTTCACATGCATCCGACTATCGCTTATGAGAACGGCTGGTGTGTGAAATCGTTTCAAGACCAGTTGGAAGTGCCGGTACGAACTTGGCATGGACTCGTGTATCTCACCACAGACGGCAAATATTCATCGACAAAGGAACAATCAAATGACTGACAACATCAATCCATCGCATTACAAGGATGGCCCGTTCGAATGCATCGAACTATCCCGCCTGCTGTCAAGCGACTGGGGGCAAGCCGTCCAATACTGCTTCAGGTGGCAGCACAAGAACGGTGTAGAAGACCTGAAAAAGGCGCTCTGGTTCATCAATGATGCGCTCGACCATAACGTACCGTTCCTTGCCGCGCACTGCGGACAGAACGCCGACATCATCGAAGCCAGACCAATCAGGCTTCTCGGCATTCTAGAAGCCGAGAACTGGGCCGATCTCGAACCATTCTGGAATGAAATCAAGTGGGGATGCTACAAGAAGGCGGTCAAAGTGCTGACCGAAAAGATCAATGAAATCGAAAAGGAAGGAAAGTAATCATGGAACATATCGTGCAGTTCGCCATCGGCATTGACGACAAGGCCATCCAGAACCGCATCGAGGAACACGCCTACAAGGACGTGCTCGACAAGATCGTCAAAGAAACCATGGACACTGTTTTCGCGCGCACCAACGCGTATTCGCGGGAAAACATGTGTAAGACCATGATGGAGGAAGCTTTGCAAAGCTTCCTCGAAGAACGCAAGGACGAGATCATCGACAAGGCCGCGAACATGCTCGCCGACCGGTTCCAACGGACGAAGAAATATCGGGAAGCCATGGGAGACGCCATCGAAGAGGACGGTGAGTGATGGATAAGACGCGTGTGGCCCTCACGGCGATCAGCTGCATCACGGTGGTCTTGATTTTATTCATTTGTGGAATGTCACCCAATATCGACAAGAAGACCAATGCGGGTTTCCAAATGGAAACGGTCAAGACCGGTGACGTGACATGGGCCTGTCTGAAGCATAACGGCGAATACATCGGCTGCAACACGGTGGAGACGGTCAAATGAGTGTTTTCACAGGCAAGACCGGCTACATCGTCTGGCCGCAAGGCGATACGGGAGTTCACACATACCGCGTGTACGACTCACTGGATGAAGCTGAGAGCGCGGCACGTTCCAAAGCCGACTTCTACCACAGGCCGTATGAGGTGCGTACCGCTTATGAGAGTCCGGCAAGAACCATCAGAACAATCCTCCCAAGGAGACACCAATGAGCGACAAAGTGAAAGTCGGCACGAGCAAGGTCACGTTCCGTGTGCGCGCGTTCGACTATCCGCAGATCGAACTCGCATCCGTCGAAGTGGATGTGCCGATGTACACGAAGACGGACAACAAGCTCGACAACATGCAGCAGGGACATGTCACGGCGGACGTGCCGGACGGTTTCAACGAGAAGGTCAAAGACGCATTGCAGGTGTTCGCGGACACTCTACAGGCATCGTTCAACGAAGAAGGAGAGTGAAATGTTGAGAAGCATTGATTTCAAAACAATGCCTTATCTATTCACTAACAAGGCTGGCACTTGTCTGACCGTGGAGTTCGACGGGAGGGAACTGGATGACATCTACAAGCAGGTGAAAGCCATGTACGATCAGGCGCACTCGTCTGATGACATGCCCACCGAACCGGGCTGGTATGCGACTCGGGATGGTGAAGACCTGTTGAGCTACGACGGTGACGCTTGGCACATTCACAATATCGACTGTGATGCGCAATTGTTCGCTGACGGGGATTTGGAAACGATGGACTGGAGCGTGGTCAAACGCACGTTCGATGCTGACGCTTTCCCGCTGATACCAGTGAATCTTAACGATACATCTCGTGCGGAGCGTCGGTTGACCAACCTCACCAACTTTTTGCACACGCTCATTCATGAGTGTGAGACAGTGCGGGACAACCCATCTTCCGACAAGCATACGAAAGACATCGAGAATGCCGTCTGCGGGACTGGAATCAACTTCGGCAAAGACCTGCTCGCACGATTGGAAAACGGGGTGTTCGACCATGAATGTGCATGACCATATCACCGACTGGCAGCACCTGCCATCGTCATTCCTCGCTGGCAAGCGTGCGATAGCCACCACCGTTGAGGGAACCACTATCGACGGTTTCCTCCAATCGATGACCACGAAGTTCAGTAACGGCAGCGGCAGCATGGTGCAACTGGTTTTCGGGGGAGTGTTCCAGCCGGTCATCATCAGTCTCAACGGTGGTGAGAACCAACTATGCAGAGCATACGATTCGATACTCATACTCAACGAGGTGAAGCAGTGAACAACGAATACGCGGTCAGCATCCGTGTGCGTTCCCGCTTACACCAACCACTGCGCCATATCCGTTGAAGGGTGAGTGATGTTCGGACGGAAGAAGAAAAAGCAGGAGGAGCCGAAAAGTTACCTCAGATGCCCATACTGCGGTCACGTGCCGATAATTGTCACCGGCAAATGCACGTATCACAATCCACGTCATACTGTCTACCGGTATGAGTGCGACCTTAGGTGCCTTCAAGGCGAGGTGTGTCAGACTGCCGAAGCTGCGTTCGATTCGTGGGTACGCATTGTCGCCCGCTATTACGACGCGGAAAATGCTATCAGACAATTCCGCAAGGAGAAGAAATCATGAGTCTGGCTGATGTTTGCTGGAATATTTCAAGCGTGTTCATCGTCATCACATTGGGTGTGATAGCGATACTCTGCGTGCTCATGCTGTTGGGCGTGTTTGTATGCATTTTCGACCATGACGATAAGAACGATAAGAGCAGTAAGGAATAACAATGGCTACGAACGTGAGTGAAAAAGACAAGACGTTGAACGAGATCATCGACTGGTGCGAGAACCAGCGGAGGAAAATCCTTGCCGACATTGAACCAGCGCCGGGAGAGGATGCGGAAGAAACCTATGCCGATTTGGAGTCGGTCATCCGGTCTGACAATCCGATAATCAAATATTCCAACGACCTGCTTGATGGCAGTGAGGCTTTCGTGTATGGCGTCATAATGCAAGCTCGACTGCTTGACCATATCATCGACCACTGCCGGTCCATGCTTGGCTATTCCGGCACCATGCCCAGTGAGGTACCCAATCAAAGCGAGGACGCGAAGGAATAGTTATGTGGTTCAAACGCAAATACAACGAATATGGGTGTCCCATGTGCGGCAGACTACCAGTAATCAAGGGAGCGGAAACGAGGAAATACCATGAGAGCCGTAAAGTCACTACAACACTCACCGTCTACCGGTTCCAATGCCCACGTGGGCATATCTCTACCAGCTGGTTCAGTTACCCCGCACTCGCAAGCAGTCAATGGAAACAACTCGTGGATGAATACAAGGGGAAGGACACGAAATGAGCAGTCAGTACAAAGTCTGCCCGCTGTTTTGGGCTGATCTCGGCAGTGACCGTCACTTAATCAATATGTGGGCGCTTGAAGAGCTGCTGAACGATGGTTGGAAGATTGCACGGGTGGATACCATGCCACCAACGGAATTGCGTGATACCGCCGTCACAGCGACGAACGTCTACATCCTTGAGAGGGAGGCTAATGATGATTAGCCAATACGACAAGGACATGTGTTGCCTGTATATCGCTGAGGGGATGAGCTACATCTGGCAACAACGAGGGAACCAAGAGCTTTCCCGAATACTTGAATCATTGGCCGATAGGAAGCTCATGAAGCGTGTCCATGGCGGGTATGCGATCACACTCAAGGGCCTGTTGGCAGTCAAGGTGTGGAGACTTCACCTGTTCCTGTTCCATCACGATGAATACAAGTACTTCAGGAGGAAGAAATGAGCAGGGCTGAAACCACCGCCATGCTGTCCAAGCTGGTGGAGAAGAGGTTGAGGAATCAGACCGCTTTTTGGGCGAGCGAGGTCAATTTCGACCGTAACACGCCCGACGAAAGGCGCGTGGACTACGTGGGCTTCAAGCCCTGGAACATCAACGGTGAGCCGGTGCCCGCAAGCGTCGAGAAAGGCTGCTTCGAGTTCTACGAGGTCAAGTCATGCATGGCTGACTTCACTAGCGGCAACGGACTGACGTTCTACGGCGATCAGAACTATCTGGTCTGCACGAAGGAACTGTGCGACGAGATCGTATGGCAGAAGATGGTGCCGCCGCGAGTGAACGCGATTCTGACACCGGATTCGACCGGCTCGAAACTGATTCTCGACTATGTGCAGTCCTACAACGACCTGTCATACAGGAGGCGTCCGGCAAGCGAAATCCTGTGGGCCATGGTCAAAGCTAACGGAAAGAGGACTAATTGAGCATCATGCTTGACGAGGCCAACGCTTACGAGCGTGGCATGGATGATGATTTGACTTTTCAGACGGTTCGTGAGCTTGCCGGTACAGCGTACATGGCCGGACGTTCCGCTCCACCAACCGACGCCGAGGTGGAGGCCGTGGCGAAACGGCTCTGCTGGAACAGCTGCGAATGGGATGGCATCGAAAGCGACTATGTGGCGAAGGATGAAGACGATGCATGGGATTACGCCGGTGAAATCTGCGGATATCAGGAAGACTACATCGCGCGGGCGAAAGAAGTGCTCGAAGTGGCACGTAAGGCGGTGACGGAATGAAGGCTGTTTTGATTGTTTTCACCATTGTCTTCGGTTTGCTTTCTTTCGCGTCGTTTGCGTCGATCGTCGCGTTGTTCATCGCCGACTGGATGGCAAAACACTTCTAGACCACATTCAAACCCGTCGAAATCGACGGGATAAGACAATCAAGGAGACGAAATGATAGGAAACAAGAATATTCAACGAGGGCTAATGGCCGTGCTTATGGCCGTAGCGATGGTTTTCCCGCTGGCCGGATGCGAGAACGAAGCGGATGTTGACGATGTTGAAGGCGGTAGTGACTGCATTGATGTGCGAGGCGACTTCGCTGTCGATGAGTGCAGAATCGAGTTGCACGACGGTAGGGCCGTGACATGCATCAGGTTCAACGTCTACAAGGGGGGAGGCGGTCTTTCCTGCGATTGGGACAATGCTAGCGGCAAGGACGGGGAAACGAAATAATGGAACATGAGCTAATCCCCGTATACACGAAGTTCACCGGTAACGGTGTGCGTGTGCAGAATGATTCTAAACTCATCGACTATCTGGATGATGGGTGGAAAATCATCAACGTCACGGCAGCGAACCCACTGGCATTGGACAACAATGAGGCCGTCGTGTTGTACGTGATCGAGAGGACTACTGCAAATCATTGGAGCAAACGGAATGAATGAGCCTACCGCCGACGAGATCATGAAAATGTTCGCGGTTGACATAGCAGTTCTTCGTCGTGGTAGGCGCAAGCCGTCTGAGAAGCCGCCAGTCGGAAAGAAGAAGGCGAAAGCGTCGAAAAAGCCGGTCAAGCTTACTGCGGAACAGCTCGCACGGAAACGTGAGCACACGCGACAGTGGCGGATGGCCCACCGTGAGCAAGTCTTGGAATGCAACCGCCGATACAAGCTTGCGCATCGTCCGACATTCCACCATTTCAGCCGTGAGGAACAGGCGGCCTACGAACGCAACTACTACCTGCTTCAACCCGAGAAGAGAAAACGGAAGCGGGAGACTGTTTGAGACGTTAATCCAATACCGGTTGCAAGGTTGGGTGCAACCGGTATACTAGACATGTTCCGGCATTAATCGCACGCCTTCGGGCACCGGTGCGGAATCAACATACCATGATTTTGGAAGGCGTGCGATTGGCTGACTGCAAACTGTTGCGTTGCGGGCGTGAACGAGACGATACCAGGCAACTCTGCCCTGAATGTGAACAGCGGCTCCTAGCCGACTTGGAATGGTTCACGAAGAACATCGGCTACTTGGAAACCGACAAGATGAACCGCATCAACAAGAACCATGACGCTAACGGTGGCGGGGGAGGATACTCTGATAATCCGCCATTGCGAGAGCAAGTGTTCGACCTGTTGTATGAGGGTGACGAACACATGGATAGCGTGTGGGGCACACTATCCGCGTTCGCTAAATGCTTAGGCGTCGAATACCTGAATCACGATCCGTTGAACGTGTTGGCGCAGCGGATAGCCGTCAAGAAAAACAAGCAAGGCGAACCCGCGTGCCTATGCTCAACGGCAACACCCGTGTACGCGCTTGAAATCCGCATCGCACGCGACAAGTGCCAGCGCCTGTTGAATCAAGGCCATACTGTCAGCTTGGGCAATTGCCCCAACACCGACTGCAACATGCCACTATCGGCTGACGAGACGGCAAAACAAGTCAAATGCCGTGGATGCAGGAACGTTTGGAACATCAACTTTTTGAGGACACTCATGCAAGACAAGATCAAACACAGCACTTACACGGGGACTGCTTCGGACATTAGAAGCAAACTCCAACAGGCTGGATACCTCGTATCCGCGAACACGTTGAAATCATGGGCGCACAGGGGCAAGCTCACCCCGGTACGCAAGGAAGGGCGGCATCCCATCTACCGTATCGCGGACGTGTACATGCTGATGCAGCAAACCACTCCAGTGGACGATATTTGGGGACTCGTCGGAAAGGACAACCGGCAGTGAGCATCATCAGCATCACCGACAAGGGCAAGACCATCACCTACCACGCGCATCACATGCGAGACCAAATCGAACCAGTCAAACAGTACGGCATGTTCGGAGAACGATTGGACGCCCGAAAGAAACTACACGTTCTCATCTTCTACACGGAGGATTGAATTGAACGTCAACCTCAAATGCTCGCCAATCCTACTACTATTGTCCGGCGTGCTGGCACTCCTGAAAATCGGGGGACAATTCCCATACTCATGGATATGGGTGATCGCACCCATTTGGATACCACTACTCGCACTGGCCGGTATCACAATCATCCTGATAATCGCTTGGATTATCGGCGTCATAGGCGTACTCATTCTCGAAAAGTTCGGAGACTAATTGCAGATCAGCGGCAAGACAAACAATATTGGCTACGCTCACGCGAACGATGGTGGAGCAGACCTACGTTCCAACGAGGACACGATCATCTGCGCGGGTAGTCAAACACTCGTACACACAGGCGTATACATGGCTATTCCAGCTGGATACGTCGGCCTAATCTGCCCACGCTCAGGCTTGGCGTTGAAACACAACATCACCGTGATGAACGCGCCTGGTGTAATTGATGCCAATTATCGTGGCGAAGTCGGCGTAATCCTCAGAAACATGGGCGAACAGGCGTTTGAAATCCATGAGGGAGACCGGATAGCGCAGATCGTGTTCCTACCATACGCGCACATGCAATTCGAGCCAGTCAACGAACTGGATTCTACCGAACGTGGCGATAAAGGATTCGGCAGCACCGGCAAATAATCCGACAACAAGAACACTCGCCAAACAGATACTCGACAACCCTAGATAGGAACAATCATGAGAATCTACATCGTGGCCGCCGACGTGCAGGACAGGGACGAATACAGTGATTACACGACCCGCCCACCGGAAAAGTTTTCCTGGCCGCTGACCGTTCGCGAGGATACGGAAAACAAGTATGGCGAGCATGTGAGCATCATGGGCGTCTATTCCACGCTCGCTCAGGCGGAACATCGTTGGGATGAACTCGACCGTGAAGGCTTCGGTGTTTTCCCGATCATCGAATGCACTGTGGACGCGAACTGCTGGAAATACATAGGGGGATACGCGGAATGAGCGGCGACGGCACGACACAGGACAACACCACCAAGGAGGCACAATGAAAGTACTCGACTTCACCAAGAAGAAAAGCAAACTGGTAGACAAGCTGGTAAAACTCGGATTCCATTATCTAAGCACCGACAAGGAGCCAGATAGTCTGCGAAAAACCGCACGACTGATAAACACATGGGCGAACGTCATGAATGGCGTGACCCTGCAAATCATCGATACGTATGATGAACGCCGTGGCGCAAACGAAGAACTGATTACAACACCGCGCAAATACGTCAGGATAACGGATGATTGCACTAATATAAGCGTCACCATGTCGGTCGAAGAGTTCATGGAATTGGAACGGATCACGAACAGCAACGGCAGCACATTCCCACGCCCGGAAACATCCTTCAAAAGAATTACCAACGAGAACTAGGAGACCACGCGGAATGAGCGAGACAATCAAAATCAGTGGAAAGTGAACGCGTCATGCGAATCTACCTAGTAACTGCGAACGCACAAGATCACAACGAATACATCGAGTACCGGGATCAACCATATAATCCCGATTCGTTCACTGACACCCCAATGCACATGGGCGAAACGTCATGCACCGCGGGATTCGTGAGCATCATGGGCGTTTACACGACACGCGAACAAGCGGAGACACGCGTAACCAAGCTTGCCCGCGAGAAATTCCCGGACTTGCGAATCATCGAGATTGAAGCGGACTCGGACTGTTGGCAGTTCGTCGGGGGAGGTTGGCTCTGGTGAGCAAGCAGACAATCATCACAGCGGAACATCTGAACGCCACGCACTTAGGCAAGCGAGTCACCATCAACGGCAAGTATGGCACCGTCATGTCAGGCGAACTGAAAAAAATCAGCGCCGACTACGCCATCATGCCCGATTTCGTGTCTTACGGCCCCTGCGAAGAATACATGCCCAAACCTTTGAGGTACAGGAAAAACGTTCACATCATTCTGCACTTGTCTAACCAAGTCAACGACGATATCAAGGCGACCGTTCATGGTGACACGGAACTGGTAATCGAAGTCAACGGAAAGTAGGGGAGTATGACGGAAAACACCACTGAAAAATCAACGAACGAACTGCTGATGCGCGTGTTGCAAGTCGAATCACCGGAACTGTTCGACGGAAGCGACGATCAGCCGGTACGAGTAGTCGGCTACGATTATTCGCCATTCTGCGTCTGCGAAACCTGTGGCGATGACCCCGAAATGCTGACCATCGCATTCGAGACGAAAAGCGGCGAACGTTACAGCCAATACTACGACTATTTTGGACTGCCGAACATTTTAGAAGCATTGGACAAGTGGGATAAGCAGTACGGGAAGGTGGTAGAGAACCGTGGATGACACTTCAAGCACGAAGAAATTCGTATTTACAAGTGATAGCAAGCCGTCCCCCGACCTCTCGAATTTCAAGCCTTTTGGACACATTGACGAGGACAAACCCAAGTACAGTGCGATCATGATTATCGAGGATGAAGGCGTATACGTTCCCGTGATATACAAGGAATGACGCGTGGACCTCGACATTGATAAACCGACGATTCACCCGCTATCAGGCCCATGCATGGAACTCTGCTGCTACAGTACGCCGGAACTTGCTATAAAAGCCGGGACACGCATCTACAGGAACATGTTGAAGGACAACAAATGAAGTGGTTTACCAGTGACTTGCATTTCGCTCACCCTTTCGTGGCTGCATTACGTGGCTACGCGCTACCCGGATACGCTAAGGATGCATCGATCAAACAACAAGCCGAACATGAGCATAAGCCGCTCAAGAACTGTGTTGACTGGCGGAAGCATGATGCCGACATTGTGCGCGCGATCAACACGTATGTTGGAGAGGAAGACGAACTCTACATCCTCGGAGACATCAGTTCCGGTGGTACGTGGAGCGTAGACCAAGCGATAATGCGCATCCAAAACCTGCATGTACCACGCAAGAACAGGCATCTGATTCTCGGCAACCACGAACTGCACAGCTCCACCCGCACGCTGGAAAAGTTGGCAAGCGTGTTCGTGGAAGTCGGAATGGTCGGCATCACTGAAATCAGAGACGGGTGGGGCAACAATCCACACACGGTATTTTTAAGCCACTTCCAATGGCGTGAAGACTTCACGCAAAGCAAACCCCTAGGCGCAGTCTCAACCAATTGGAACGCGCCGGAATTAGCCGAATACGCGATACCACGCATGAACAACACTCTGCTCCTGCACGGACACACGCACGCGCATGACCCGCTTGAGTTCGGCAGGCATCACAATGAGATCAACGTCGGATTAGACGCATGGCGTTTCGAGCCAGTCAACGAAGCCGAATTGTTGGACAACTGGTTACAAACCGCGTCAGGCAACGTCTGAGTGGTCTACAATGGCCCTGTTAACAACAAATGCGTTTAGCGAGTGTTCGCCAAACGTTGGAAACCGGCTTCATCATCCTCTGGATAACGGAACCGCGCTTCGATGCCCTGCGCTTCAAGGATCGCGGCTATCTCCCTGCTGCGGGCATTAACGATGGCGTAATCACCTTTGTCCCGTCCGTAACGGTCGTAGTGTTCCTGCGAACGATAGTAGAGCAAGTCAACATGGTCAGGAGGGTTGCCTTGGACTTCCTCAATCCCGTTCACCGCATCCAAAGCGGCCTCGACCGCTTCGACATGCTGCGTGAGCATACTTTCCAACCATGCCTGCGCGTCTGCCGGTGGGTCCGCCTCGCCAGGCTTCTCCCAACGTTTCACCGTCAACACGGCATTGCCGAAACGGTCGGCAAGCATCTTCTGACTGATGCCGCATCGCTCCCGTGCCGCACGAAAAGCGGCCTTCGATCCAAACGTCATCAAACCTCCAGACAATCATGAAAACACGGAAAACGTCGGCTCCAGCATGAAAAACACGCTGGAACCGGCAGAACAACGATTTTCAGCGGAATACGTCACGCCTTGACGCAATCGAACACCAGCAAATCGGAATCATCGGAATCCGTTCCGATCTTGGAGTCAAGACGCCACCCGTTTTCCTCAAGACACCGTTTTATGTCCTCCGTCCAATCATCCGCATCCACGTCGGACGGGGTGAACTCCAAGTCGTCCACAATCTCCCTATCCTCATGGAAATCGATGAAGTAATCGTAGATGCGGATATGGAACGTCGAATCCACGTCAAGCGGGTTCCTGGGCACCGCATTGTTCGGCTCCATCACGTCGATGTAGGCGTTGTGGGCTTCGATGCGCTCGGTCCATCCGCTGATGGTTTCAGGATCGTTCAGGTCGATGAACCAGTCCATGAGCTGTTCGGTGGTCAACGTGTCGGAGTAAGCCGAAAGCTCTTCGTACAGCTTGTCGTAATCGGATTGCGTGGACTCCTCGTCAGCGACGAGCCGCTCATACTTGGCACGGAGCCGTTCGGACGGGATGCAAAGCCATGCGTCTTCGGTTTCGCCGTCCTTGTCGAGCTGGCAATCATAGACGCGATGGCGGAGTTCCGACTTCGGGAACTCCAGTGCGAATGTGCCAGTCTCATTCCACTTGTGGCCTCTGGTTTTTTCGATTCGGATGGTAATCATTTCAGTCTCCTTGAGTCTGTGGGGATGCCTTGTGCTTCCCGTCTTGTGGTTACAAGTATATGATACCACTGGTATCATTTCAAGTCGGGCGTGTCGTGGAAATCAATCCTCCTTGCCCAGGTAATCCTGCAATCCGTCGCCAGCTTTGCCATTCAGCCCGCGACGGGACATGTCGTAATAGTCGAGCATCTGCGGACTGTTCCAACCGCCTGCGGCCATGATGTCCCTGTCCGGTACGCCAGCGTCACGGGAGAGCGTGCAGAACGTCCTCCGCAGCGAGTGCGGCGAGATGCCGGGCATGCCCACGCGCAATGCCACGGACGATACGATGCCCACGGCGGTCTGGTGGCGGCG